GCTCCTGCGCCGTCTGTAACGTCTGGATTGACCTCAAGGTAGGGCCAGTTCTGGGTGTTTGCAGTCTTCCACTGCATCTCGTAGCCCTCGAACTGACCGCCGTAGCCAATGAACGGCGCCTTGGGGGCCAGCGCCAGCATCTCGGCCTCTTGGCTGGTCCAGTAGTTGTACATGCGCTGCGCGTCTTTGGCGTTACGCACGAGGCCGCTGACGTACAGCCGGCCCTCAACCTCAAACTCGTTGCCCACGCAGCGGATCACCGGGATGTGCGAGCCGGCCCAGTCGGACCGCTCCAGCACCTCGTAGCCGTTGATCTTGAGCCACTTGACCTTCTTGCGGTCAGACGGGCGCGAGCGCAGGGGCTTGCCAAACTGCGCCCGCATCATCTTGTCCTCGGGCGTGCCGCTAAACGCCGTGGCGTTGCCGGGGTACAGGTTGAGCGTTTCTTTGGTGTTTTCGATGTAGAAATACTCGGCGATACGCACCGTGTTTTCGTTCATCCACTGGCTAAAGCCTTGGTCGCCTACGCCCAGCGTTTGCAGCGTGGTGATGGGCGCGGCGTCCGGGTACTGGCGCTCGTACTCGTCCTTGGGAATGTCCTCGGTGATAAAGCACCAGCGGGCGTCTGAGCCGCACGGGTCTTGGATCAGCGGGTCCATGTAGACGCTGAAACTGTTGCGGATGCGCCCGATCTTGATGTCCTGATCAAACGTGTCGTCGTCGCAGTACTCGGTCAGGATACGAGCGTAGCCCTCACCGTAGGACACCTGGTTCTCGCACGCTGTATCGTAGGCCACGTCGGCGTCCGAGATGTACTCGATGTGCCGAATCATGCCGTTGAAGACCTCGGCCACTTCAACGTCAGCGCCGTCGTCTGCCGGGATGACCTTGGGCTGCGGCCTGTTCTGCCGCTGCTCGTTGGTCACCTGGTGAACGTGCTGCGGCAGCTTGTTGATCGTCAGGCACGGTCTGGCGTTGATCGTCTGACCCTGCACCGCGCCACGGGTCGCCAGCACGTCAGCCGGCCACTGCCAGTGGTTGTCGGGCGAGCCGGCGTAGAACCGCAGGTCGTCCAGCTCGTCTTCACGCGACTCAGACAGCGCAGAAATCGCCATGTCGAGGCGACTGCGGGCCGTCGAGAGCACCTCAGAGTCGCTCTTGTCCTTGGCCGAGCCGCCCTCGCTGACCGCTCCAGCAGCGGCGATTCCTGTGTAGTCCATGATTACTTGATCTTGCTCAGAACCTTAGCAACCGTGGCCTTGACGTTGGTGCCCGACGGGATGCTGCCGTGACAGCCCATGCCCGGCATCTTGGAGTACGTCTCCTTGTTGCGGTCAGGCATCCCGCCGCCGGACATCTTCGGCTCACGGGCGTTGAGTTTGCTGATGGGTTCGAGGTGCTTGCTCATTTTTTGCCTTTCTTGGCCGTTTTGGCCGACTGCACAAAGTCTTTTTTGGTGGGTGCGCCAGGCGAGCCAGGCTTACGCATCTTTTCGCCGCTACCGGCTTTGATGCGCTCCTGTTTGGCGTGGATGTTAGCGTAGAGTCCGGGTTTTGTAGCCATGATTAGCACTTCCATCGTTTGAGTGATGCCTTAGCCCGCTCTGCGTCGCCCTTGGCGTTCTTGACGACGCCCTCCATGCGGGCGCAGAAGCTCGCCTTGCGGCCAGCGTCAGCCTTAGTCTTGGGGCTTGGGGCCGGGGGCTTGAGGTTGGAGCCGGTGGCTGCGTTGTACTTCTCGCGGCCCTTGGCTGTCAGGCCCGCGCCCTTGCTGACGGGCAGCTTCTCGCCCCGTCCAACGCTTAGAGACACGCCTTTTTTAGCCATTTAAGCACCCATCCAACTGGTTACAGCCCCGCCACTATACCCGCTTGCGGTGCGGATGTGTGACTTTGGCTCACGATACTCTCGGCTGGCGACAGGATACGCAAACGTCAGCGCGATGGCGTCTGCTGCGTCCGGTGAGGCCAGACCACGGGCTTTCATGTCCTTTTTGGACTCTAGATAGATCGTACCACGCGAATCGGGCTTCATCTTAGGCGAAATCAGGTCACTTTTCAAGAACCTGTCGTTTGGCGCACTGGCTGTTTTTAACCATTCGCGCATATCACCCCACATTTCAGCCCGTTTGTTGCCATACATAATGGGGTTTTTGGCCTTGTTGCCGAAATTCACGCCCCTGACCTTGAACCGCTGCTCTTTGAGCCGGTCCACAACGCCCGCTCCCAGCCCGCCCTCGTCGATGTTGACCAGCGACGGCTTAAACTCTTCAATCGCGTCGATGACGTGCCCAACCACCGTCATGGTGTCGTCGCCCCGGTGCCGGATCAGCTTGACGATGTCGCGCCCCTGCCGCACGGCGATGACCGTTGCGTCTGCCCCGAACCGCGCCGGGTCTACGCCGATCACAATCGGCGCCGACTGGTCCATATGCTTGGCCCGTTTCATTGCGTCGTCGACCACGCCGATGCTAATGAACTGATCGTCGCCCTCGTTCGGGAACTGACCATACACCTCGACGTGCGCCTGACTGCTGTCTGGCCCGTATTCCGCGATGATCTGCTCATACACCTGCTTGTCAGTGCCTTCGACCGTCCTGGCGTCCACGATCTTTGACGCCCAGAACTCCCGCTTACTGTTAAACGCCTCGTAGAAGTACCCGGTGTTGCGGCGCGGGTTGGAAAACGCCAACCAGAAGCGGTTTGGTGTGTTCTCGGTAAAGAATCCACTGGTCACCGCCCAGATCGAGTCGTCAATACCACTGGCCTCGTCGAAGATCACCATCACGCCGTCGAAGTTGTGCACGCCAGCGTAAGCGTCTGGGTTCTCAGCCGACCACAGCCGCCCCTCAACGCCCCAGTATCTGGTGCCCTTCTTCAGATCGCGCTCGACCAGTTCCGTCAGCCACTTGGCTGGCATCAGCCTAGTGGCTGATACCTCGAACCAGTGGCTGTTGATTGACATTGCCAGCCACTTAGTCAGCTCGGCCCAGGTGATACTGCGGAGCTGACTCTCACTGTTGGCCGAGATGATGGTCGTCGAGCCGATGCGCGTGGACAGCATCCAGTCTGTGATCCAACTGACCAGCGCCGACTTGCCAATACCCCGGCCAGAACTGACCGCCAGGCGCAGCACGTCAAAGTCCAGCTTGCCGCCGTTCTTCTTGATGTGCTCGGCCATAGTCGCGAGCACCTCGCGCTGCCACTTGCGCGGGGCAGTGAAGTGCTCCAGTGGCGTGCCCTTGACGCCCCACGGGTAGGCAAACATCACGAACGCCAGCGGGTTGTCCTTGATGGCCGGGCTCCATAGCCGAGCCATTAGCTCCTGCTCATCCTGCGCGCTGTAACGTGTGGTCTGCATGTTGTAGCACTTGGCTTGGGTTGTTCTCGATGACGTCAATCACGCGCCGCTCGGCCTCTTGTAGCGCCGCCGTGATGCTGATCGACTGATTCACATCTACTGTGATGGCCTGCTTGGCTACCCAGCCGTGAACGTTCTGAAGGATCGCCAACGCCGCCTTAGCGTCGCCCTGCGCTGCGGCGTCGTGCAGTAGGTGACTCATTTCCATCTCGCCCTCTGCGCGGCCTTTGAGTTCAGCGTACTCCGCGATCTCGTCAAACTGCTTGAGCCTGGCGTACTCCTTGGGCAACATGCCTGCGGCCAACGCCAGGTTGTCGCCCTTGAGGCCGAGCTTGGCAGCCTTGTAGATGCGATGCAGCCGGTCCTCAGTCGCTTGCAACTGACGCGGCTCATATGGCAGGGTCTCGAACATGGGCCGAATATAGCACTTTTGCAAAAAATAAAAAAGGTTTGCAGCCCCTCCGCTGCCGTGACCGCCCGGCCGCCGGCCCTCCCCCTCCCCCCTGGTTAGCGGGCACTCACTCACATGGCCGGGCGGCCAGCAGCCGTGTGGTCCATGTGGTCCATGTGGGCAACGGGTTTGCAGTCGCACGGCTGAAAGCTAGCGCACCTGGATGTGTGGGTCATGTGGGCAATCGGTTTGCCATTGCCCACATGGACCACAGTTTTAGCGCCAGTTTGTGGGTCATCGCGTGGGTCATTGTTGGACTATGGTATTGACCCACAATGACCCACAAAAAAGCCTTTTAAAATCAACAAGTTACAGCCAAAAACGCGTTTGTGGTCAATGTGGGCAATCGCGGCGCGGGTTGGCGGCGGGCGTAGCAGCCATAGCTGTACATATATACAGTATATATATCTCCTTTTAGACTATACAACTCATTATCCACATTGACCACAAAGCCCATTTCCCTTCTGGCAACGTGTGGGTCACGCATATCCCCGCGCATTGACCACACGCTAACCACACATGACCCACAAACACCCTCTGATGTCGCAAACGTGACAACTAGGGGGCTTGACAAGGTAAGAGATTCCCTTACAGTAAGGGTTCCCCAACAACCCAGGAGCAAACGACATGACACCTAAGCAGCTAGCCAAATGGATTGACAGCTTGCCTGCCGCGACTGAGATCTACATTCAGGACGACTGGACCGCGCAACAGCGCAGCGCAGTCCAAGCTCGCGTAAGCGCCGACAAGGCGCGCTACGCTGCGCTGCTTGATGCGCTACAGCTGGTCGACGCAAGCCTTGCTGGCGTAGCCGAAGACTGCGCTATTGAGAACCGAGAAGGTGGGCTTGACTATGACCGCCTCGGCCATTGGCGCGAGATGCATCGCCATCTTTCAATCGCCGCCGG